CCAATCACTCACCCGTCGTCAGTTTAAATTGGCATTATTGGAAAATAACCTACTCGAAACCGTCGAGCAGACCATCAATACAATTGAAGATCCAACCCTCAAGACCCGTATTCAAATTGAATACAATGAATCAGAACGGTTCGAACGTAGTAATCAATCTGTTCAATATATGCTTGGATTTCTGAATTTAACTGCTAAGCAAGTCGATGAAATGTGGTTTTATGCCTCTACTCTCTAAATTCGAATTTGTAGCATACCCTCTTACAAAACCCCACGCTTAAAACGTGGGGTTTTATATGCAAGCCTTTTGTTGAACTAGAACATCAACAAAAGGTTGCCCTATGGCATTAGATGAATATCACCACGGTGTCCGAGTTGCAGAAGTCAATAACGGTACACGTTCCATCCGAACGGTGGCTACCAGTATTATTGGCTTAATTGCAATTGCTTCAGATGCCGATGCTACGCTGTTTCCACTAAATACACCTGTGCTTGTCACCAATATCCAAAGTGTAATTGGTAAAGCTGGTGTACTTGGTACATTAAAATCTTCACTACAAGCAATTGTCGATCAGACTAACACCACCGTAGTGGTAGTCCGTGTAGATAGTGCACAAACCGAAGCAGAACAAAGCTCGCTTGTCATTGGCACCACCACAGCAGCAGGTCAATACACAGGCTTAAAAGCTTTGCTTACAGCCAAAGCAAAACTTGGCGTCACCCCTCGCCTCATTGGTGCACCAGGACTTGATACCCAAGCTGTGACCACTGCACTTGTAAGCACTGCACAAAAGCTACGCGCATTTGCTTATGCATACGCCTATGGCTGCGAAACAAAAGAAGAAGTGGTGGCTTATCGTGAATCCTTTGCGGCCCGCGAGCTTATGCTCATCTGGCCGCAGTTCATTCGCTTCAACACTGAAACCTCCCAAAACGAAGCCATTTCCCCTGTGGCTTATGCGCTAGGTCTACGTGCCAAAATCGACAACCTGACAGGTTGGCACAAAGTCATTTCCAATGTGGCGGTCAATGGTGTGGTCGGTATCAACAAAGATGTCTGGTGGGACTTACAACAAACAGGAACCGATGCCGACTACCTCAACTCAAATGGCATCACCACACTGATCCGTGAAGATGGCTTCCGCTTCTGGGGTTCACGTACCTGCGACACTGACGGTCTATTTCCTTTCGAGAACTATACCCGTACCGCGCAGATTATTGCCGATACCGTTGCTGAAGCACACTTGTGGGCAGTCGATAAACCATTGCACCCATCATTGGCAAGTGACCTGATTGAAGGCATTCGCGCCAAACTCAGTGACCTGACCAATAACGGCTATCTCATGGGTGGTGATGCTTGGTATGACGAAACCAAGAACCCAGTAGAAAACCTCAAAGCTGGTAAATTCCGACTGTCTTATGACTACGGTCCTGTTCCACCTCTCGAAGATCTTGGTTTCTACCAAATGATCACAGACGACTACCTCGCAGATTTTGGCGCACGGATCACGGCATAACGCTGTGATTTGTCCGCCCCTTATTTGAGTAAAACACATGGGACTACCAAACAAACTTAAAAACCTGAACCTATTTAATGATGCTGAATCATTAGTGGGTGAAATCGCTGAATGTACCCTACCCACCCTAGGACGTAACTTTGAAAATTGGCGTGGTGGTGGCATGAATGCTCCAGTCGCGATCGATCAAGGCATGTCTGAAGACTCTATCGACTTTGAATGGAAAGTTGGTGGACTCAACCTGACCTCAATTCGTCAATACGGCATTACCTCTGTCTCTGGTGTCTTGCTGCGCTTCGCTGGTGCTTACCAACAAGATGACACGGGTGCTGTCACTCCTGTCGAAGTTGTACTTCGCGGTCGACATGAAGAAATCAGCATGGGTACACAAAAGCCAGGTGATGACACCGAACAAACCATCAAAACCAAATGGACCTATTACAAGCTAACAGTCGACGGCAAGAAAGAAATCGAAATTGATATTTTGGCGATGAAAGAATTCGTCAATGGTGTCGACCGTTTAGAAGCGCAGCGCAAAGCCTGCGGACTGTAATGCCTTACCTACTGCATCGCATCATGCAGTAGGACTCTTTTCATATTCAGGAAATTATCAACATGACCACGCAACAACAAGCTGAAAACCTAGCTGCTATTCAAAACCCAAATGAAGCCAAATACACCCTTGAAACTCCTCTTCAAGTCGGTGGGCAAACCATTACCGAAGTCATCATTCGTAAACCAGGCACAGTGGCACTTGCGGGATTGTCCCTACAAGACATTTACCGTTCCGATGTAAATGCCCTTTGCCAAGTCATTCCCAAATGTGTTTGGCCACAAATCCCTCGTGAAGCCATGCCACTGATTGATCCTGTCGATCTGGGACAAATTGCAGGACACATCATCTATTTTTTGATGCCGAAGTCGCAGCGTGCAGCGACCGATATCCAGTTATAGACAGCATTCCAGATGTCATCGCTAACATCGCTCTGATCTTTCATTGGTCGCCACGAGACTTCGCAGATATGAGTTTAAGTGAATTATTCATGTGGCACCAAAAGGCTTTAGAGCGTAACCAAACCCACGAGTAAAGGTAACACCCACCAATGTCGACCTTAAATTTACAAGTTCTTTTTGATGCAAAAGACAGAATCACAGGACCTATGAAGGCGATTATTGGGGGTTCACATGACCTCAGCAGCGCCTTCAAACAAACCCGTACCGAACTTAAAGCCTTGCAAGATCAGCAAGGCAATATCAACCGTTATAAAGAAACCCAAACGGCATTAGAAGCTACAACTAATAAAGCAAAAGAATACCGTAGCGAGTTAAAACAACTACAAACTTTGCAGAAAAGTGGCAATACACTGACAGAAACTCAGCTCAACAAAATCAAGAATCTCGAACAAGGCATTCGTCGACTTAAATCCACCGAAGCCACTCAACGCAGTGAATTACAGTCACACATCCAAGCCCTGCAAAAGTCAGGGATAAATGTCGATAAACTGTCCAAAGGTGTAGAGCAATTAAGCGATGAAGAAAGTGCCCTGAAAGACAAAATCCACCAAACCACCATGGAGTTAAATAAACATCGCAATGAACTAGACAAAAATAGTGAGGCTCAAAAGCGTTTTGCCAAAACCCAAGCCATCCTGCAAAAAGGTTCGGACTTCGCCAAAAAAGGCTTAATGGTCGCAGGTGTTGCAACCGCAACCATGACCGTGCCTGTCAAACTGGCAATCGACTATGAATCATCCTTGGCCGATGTCAAAAAGGTTTTTAACGGCACGGCAGCCGAGTTCAAAACCATTAACAATGAAATTGTAGAAATGTCGACACGCTTGCCCATGGCAGCCAAAGATATTGCGGCTATTGTCGCAGCAGGTGCACAGTCAGGCATTGCCAGTAAGGAATTGACCACCTTTGCTGAAACAGCCGTGAAAATGGGGGTCGCTTTCGATATTTCCGCAGAAGAGTCAGGTCAATCCATGGCAGAGCTACGTACGGCCTTTCGTATGTCACAAGCTCAAGTCACCACCCTTGCCGACCAGATTAACTATCTTGGTAATAACACACCTGCCGCAGCCAAAGGTATTTTGGAAATTGTGCAACGTATTGGACCATTAGGTGAAGTGGGTGGCTATGCTGCTTCCAGTATTGCTGCTCTTGGTGCAACCTTGCGAGGCATGGGCATTCAAGAAGAAATTGCAGCAACAGGGATTAAAAACACCATGCTGGCTTTAGTCGCGGGTGAGTCTGCAACGAAAGGACAAATCGCAGCCTATAAAGAACTTGGTCTAGATTACGGTAAAGTCGCAAAAGACATGCAGCAAGATGCTAATGGCACAACCCTCATGGTACTCAAGAAAATTGCGACCTTAGAAAAATACAAACAAGCTGCTGTACTTTCCGATCTCTTCGGCAAAGAGTCCTTAAGTGCCATCGCTCCACTACTCACCAATATGAGCGCATTGGAAAAGAATTTGGGCTTAGTAGCAGACAAAAGCAAATATGCAGGCTCTATGGAGCAAGAATATGCAGCTCGTGCAGCCACTTCTGCCAATAACATTCAATTGCTCAAAAACAGTGTCGCTGCTTTAGGTATCGATATTGGCAATGTCTTACTTCCTCCACTGAACAGTGTCATCACCAAAGCCCGTTTATTCACCAATACCATTACAAATTGGGCAAAAGAAAACCCAATACTCGCAGCGAGCTTAACCAAGGTAGCCGTTGGAGGTGCCATCCTTCTAGGTGCAGTATCAGCATTGGCTTTAGGCGTACTCACACTGGTCGGTCCTCTGGCTATGTTAAAACTATCCATTGCCACTGTTGGCACTGGAGCTGGTATTGCAGCTACAGCGCTCAAACTCATGTTGTTACCCATAAAAATGATTGGACTCGCCTTCCTAACAACGGGACGTATGCTACTTGCCAACCCAATGATTTTGTCGATCACGGCCCTTGTAGCTGTAGTAGCAGGTGCTGCCTACCTTATTTACAAAAACTGGACACCAATAACCCAAATGTTTAACCAAGTTTGGACAGGTGTAAAAAATGCTTTTAGCTCAGGAATCAGTTTCATCAAAGGTATCATTCAAAGTGTAGATACCACTTTTGCAAATAATCCTTTGCTGAATCTTCTTGTTCCAATCATCGGTATTCCTCGTACCATAATTGCAAACTGGTCTGTTATCTCAGGATTTTTCAGTGATATTTGGCAACAAATTACGAGTACTGTTTCGACGGGTGTAAATACGTTATCAAACTATGTGAGTAGTGGGTTTTCAACTGTAAGTCAGATCATTTCTACAGCCTGGAATAACGTTAAAAATACAGCATCTGCCGTATGGAGTGGCATCAAAAACATTGTATCTACCGCGTGGAATGCACTTTGTACTATTTTCCTTACCGTCACCCCATTGGGTTATATCATTCGCAATTTCAATGCCATTGTGGCCTTTCTGACGAGTTTAGGTTCCCGTATGGTCGGTATTGGTAAAAATATTGTCGATGGTTTAATTAACGGGATCGTATCTGGCTTTAATCGGCTTAAAGGCGTATGGGAAAAAATTAATAACTACATGCCCGACTTTATGCGCAAGAAAATGGACATTCACTCCCCCAGCCGTGTCATGGCAGGTATGGGTGGTCATATTGTCGATGGCATTGGAGTTGGACTAAATAACCGTACTCCAGCACTGCAAACCCAGTTCAAACAAACCCTCGGCATCTTTGATACCTCCATGCCGACTGTCGGCTCAGGCATGAAGCGACCCTTTCTAGACACCGTTGGACTCACTGAAAAACCTGTACCTACAAAGCACCTCAATGGACAAAGTGACCGCAGCCAACAAGCACCAAAATTCCAGCGTGTTGCTGCTATTCAAAGTCCAAGAAGTATCAGCATTACCAACAGTGACAGCATTCAAATCCACATCAATACCAGTGGACAAAGACCACTGCACAATGCCGCCAATGAAGTTCGCCAAGCCTTAGAGCAGCGCGATCGGCAGCGCAATGCTCAACTTCGTCGTATGTTGACCGATCGGGAGTAATGCACATGATGATGGCTTTAGGATTATTTGTATTTGAACTTTCTACCGTTTCCTATCAGGATCTACAACGTACGACTGCATGGCGACACCCAAGCAATAACTGTGTCGGGAATACCCCTGCATATCAGTTCACAGGCAAAGATGAAGAAACCATTAACTTATCTGGAGGCATCTATCCTGAAATTACGGGCTATCAAAACTCGTTAGATATGCTGCGTAATATGGGCGACACAGGCAAGCAATACATTCTGATTGAAGGCACAGGCAAAATTTACGGTCTGGTGGTCATTAAAGAAGTTCAGGAAACTCGTTCCAACTTTTTCCATAATGGCGGTACCCGAAAAATCACCTTCAGTGTTTCTCTAACCATCACAGAAGATACCACCAAAAAATTGATTGGTCCTACAGGTCAGGCATTGTTGAGTTTAGGAGGCTTATTCCTATGAGCTTCCTTCCATCAAATACACCGCCCTATTCAAACCTCAGCAACTACCCGCATGCCATTTACCGCATTACTGTAAATGACATTGATATTTCATCCACCCTTGCTTCACGGCTGATTGGACTAACCTTGCAAGACAACCGAGGCATGGTGGCCGACAGTGTTGATCTGACTTTAGATGACAGTGACCATGCGTTAGAAATTCCTTCCGTCGGTGCTGAAATGAAAGTCTGGCTCGGTTGGTCAGATACAGGTTTAGTCTATAAAGGTGCTTATCTTATCACTGGTGGTTCACACTCTGGCGCACCCGATGTTCTTAGAATTTCGGCAGAAAGTACTGACCTTGCCGAAGCCTTCAGACAAAAGCGAGAACGCTCTTTCCATCAACAAACAGTCGGTGAGATATTTCAGGCATTGGCGTTTGAATATGGTTTAAAGGTATTGGTACATGCCAGTTTAAGCAGCCGTTTGGTATCACACATCGACCAGAATGATTCCGATGCCAACATCATGACCCGCATAGCCGATGAACACGATGCGATTGCCACAGTCAAAAATAACACCCTGCTTCTACTGCCGATTGGTGAAGCTCAAACCAGTTCAGGATTAAGTCTGCCCGCAGTTGAATTGGTCAGAACTGATGGCGACCAGCACAGCTACGCTTACGGTCAAAGTCACGACAAAGTGGAATGTGTGAAAGCCTATTATCACAACCCTCAAAAGGGTGAAAAACTCTATGTCGTTGTTGGCAGCCATACCGACAACCCCAAAGAGATCCGCTTTATTCATCGGGATAAAAAAACTGCTGAACTAGCAGCTTTGGCAGAGTTAAAACGCTGTAAACGTGCAGAGCTTTCGCTGTCTTATACCCTGGCAAAAGGTCGACCAGATTTACTCCCGGAACAAGAGTTTTCTTTTGTGGGTTTAAAAGCACAAATCGATGAAATTGTTTGGCTCGGTAAAACCATTACCCATGATTTAAATGAGTCTTCTGGCTATACCACTCGCATAGAGCTTGAGGTGCAATTGCCCAATGCAGATGATGTGTCTGTTTTATTTGATGACACCACTAAAATTGAGCAAGAGAAAAAGGCCAAGACTCATTCAGGGCAAAGAAAGGCGAAAAACTATAAGACCTATACAGGCGTGAAAACTTGGTACTCGGCAAAACCTAAACCACAGGTGTTAACCGAGGGAGATCAAAGCCAGCCCTTAATTTTGGTACGGACCTATAAATCTAAAAAAACCGCACAAGTGGCAATGAAGCGTGAATGGGCACGTATTCAAAAAGCCAAAGGCACGGCATAAAAAAAGCTGCCAGTGGTTCACAGGCAGCTATAAAGAGGGTCTATTTAAAATAACGTTATTTAATACATTTATCAATATAAAAGCACTATATTTAATACCTTCATTATACAATTAAAAATATAAACCTATAAAAGGTACTTCATGGCAAATACAAGAAATCAGAACACCTGTCCGCATTGCGGTTCTAAAGTCATCATCCGTCATTCTCACATTGAAAATGCTCTTTTAAAAACCCTGTACGGTCAGTGTCAAAACCTAGAGTGTGGTTGGACTGGTCGGGCGCATATGGAGTGGGCTGCCACTATTTCTCCTTCTGCTATGCCTAACCCTGAAGTCATGCTTCCCCTTGCCCCATGTGCTATTGCTAAATCAGTCGTTAGCCATGATCCACGTCAACTTCGGAGTCGTCATGGCTGACATTATTGATATCGCGCAACAACGCCAGTTAGAACAAGTTCAGATTCAACCTAAAGATTATTCAAAGCCTTCTCTTACTGAATGTGAAGAATGTGGCAATGACATTCCACCAGAGCGTCAGAAGTATGGTGCTGTGACTTTGTGTATGGCTTGCCAGAGTAATTTAGAACTGAAACGGAGTTTATACCGATGATGCCTTTTACAGTGCTGTTCATTGTTTTGTTAGTGGTGGCTTTGCTGGTTTTATGGATGATGCTGGATTACCAGTACATTCGTATGCAAAGCATGTTGAAACAGGAATATGGCGTAATTGAGCGTTTGACGGTAAAGGTTAAAGCCAAGGAGGTGTAAATGTGGCTTTATCCTTTTTTGATGGGGACGTTAATCGGCTGTATTTCTGTCAGTATTTTTTTCTTATATTTCATTAGTTAAATCTTGTTTTACTTAGCAAATCATATTCAAAAATAAAAAAGTTCAATTTGTAGCATCCCCTCTTACAAATTGAAGTCCGTGAAAAATGCTTCTTTCAAAAATAGACTCATCAGACAAAACAAAACCCCAAAGATTCAGAGTCTTTGAGGTTTCTGTATTCAATCCCTACACGACTAAGGATCAAATCATGTCTGAAAGTATAGCATTAATCATCAAAAGTTTTGAGGTCATCATGGAAAAATATGGCTACTGGAAAATAAGTATTCTCATTGTAGTGTGTATGATCATCTGGCGGTGTTCGTATATTATTGCAGCACTAAGATGGTGGTGACTTTAGAATTATCTACCCCAGAATTATTCCTGCATATATAAAACTAAAAGCTCGTTTCCGAGCTTTTTCCATATAATCTTAACTTTCTAAAATTTTCACAAAATCGTCTTCAGTCAAAATTTTAATTCCAACTCCATCTTGTTGCCATTTCAAAGCCTGTTCAAATTTTCGACCATAGCTCATATGTGCCCAATGTGGATTACCTTTATTGCAAATCACCAAATAATCCACTGATTTTGTCATGTCATCTTTAAATATGCCATTTTTAGCTTCAATTGCATTTTTCCATTCAGCTTTTGTGTAACGAGTTGATGCCCCAGTCAAGCAAATCGTAAAACCTTCAATTGCAAATGATCCATGATAGAAATCTGGGTTCTGATTTTCTTGGCTACTCGATACAGCCACTTTCGGTATGCCATAATTGTCGTAATTTACATAGCGGTTAATAGTTGAAAGCACCACATTTATTGTCTTTTCATCTACCGCTTTATTTACTCGAACTGGTTTGAGTTTTGAATAAACCTCTGTATAGATCGGGTCTTCTTCTAGATGATCATTGTCTTTGAGCCATTGATTTAACGCAAAAACCTCATCTTGATTCAAGGTTTGGTCGCAAACAATTCCTGCCATAAGTCCATGCAAGCGCTGAACATCACATGTATTTTTAATGAAATAATCCGAACGCTTAAATTTGACCATAATTTCGGAAATTTCTTTATGCTTTAGGAGCAGAAACTCTGGGTCCTCTGCTGCTTTTAATAACAAGTTGTATAGCGTTTCAAAGTGAGGTAAGTCTACACATTCAGGATAGTGCTCTACCCATTTAATCAATGCTTCAATTTCCTTTATATGAACACGACCATCAATAAAAAGACCTTCAAAAAAACCTAAAAATAGATTACCCAATTTATTCTGATTTGCTCTAGCATTGAACACATCTAAGCTCATACTTTCCCCCATTTTTCTTATAAAGTATTTCGTCATAGTATCTAAGCTACTAACTTTTATCTACCAAAACAAAGAATGTTTGGCTTTCTTTAGTCTTACCCAAATTCAAGTCACATTTTTAAAGGCTCAACACTCTCTCAATGTCCCTCAAAATTTATTGACCCACCCAAAACAAATGCAAATACATTATTTAAAAGGTAATGTATCAATCCTTTTAAGCAGCTTCGTTCAAAATATTACTTTGAGTTTTATCAGCTTCAATTTTTTCAAGCTCTAAAAATTTCTTACCTTTCCATGGCTTAATAAATAAATTAAGCACAGCTAGAGCTATTACAAAAAAAATCAAAAATAGTAAAATTTGAGAAATGTAAAATTTAAATGGCAAATTATTAATATTCTCACCCGTTTTATATGAGTAATAAAATAGATAAAAAGTCGGATATAGGGAGCTTAAAGTAAGAACAAAATAGACACTTGTACCCACATAATTTAGTGTTAAAACCCACCAATTCGGGAAATATTTTTTTAACTTAAATTCTTTCGTAGTCTCATCTTTTTCAAGCTGAAATTTTGAAGACTCATAAAGCTGAATTGCTAGTTTAGAATTTTTGCAAGACCAGATATATTCAAGCAGATCTTTATCATGATGGTTATATTTCAATAGCTTGCATAACTTAGCGACAGCTAAATTATATTTAATTTTACTTGTGTAGTTTTTAAAATTTTCATCTTTAAGAAGTTCTTGTAAATATATAATTTCATCATTGGTTTTTTTAATTTTATACTCTTGATGCTCTCGAATTATGTTTAATATACTGAATTTTGATACAAAATAGATTATAAATATCAAAAGTATAATCATTAAAACAAAGGCTAGAAGTGCTAAGCCATATGGACTTTTTGTTGTTTGCTCTACAACCTGATTGAAATCAACCTGCTCTATTAGTTTGTTAACATCAAATTGAATATTCAAACTCATTTTATGGTCCCTTCACTTTCAACACATCGGTCGCAGCTTTCACCATGTCCGTTGTGCTTTTCATTTGGTCAGAGATCAGGTTACTCATGTCTTTATGAGCGGCTCCATCTATTTCACGTCCAAAGTATTTCAGTGCAAGTTCTTTACGCACAGAAGCTGCCTCTTCAGTTGGTATACTTTCCATAAAACTTGGGTAGGCTTGTAGTTCTACTTGGGTTTGGTAGTTTTGGTCGGCAAGGCGCTGGTAGTGAGCAGATTGTTTTAAAAAATATGTAATTAAGGTAATGCCAACTGCTAGAATTGAAAATTTAAGGACCCAAAACTCGATATTTCCTAAATAATCATTTGCGATTAACCAATTTTTTAAAAATAAACCTAACAGTGAAAGCCCTACTGTAATTCCAATTGCCCTATAAAAATACATTCTATAATCATTTTCTAAACCACGATATTTAACCACTGCTTGGTCATAAATATTTTCTGTTTTTGCATTATCTGCAATATTACGTAAACGCTTAAAGGATGATAATTCTTTATTTACCTCTTCTATTGTTGTACTTAATGAGCTTATAGTTAAATCTTTAAAATTTTCCTTTATTGCTACATATCTATTTATAAAACCATTTAATTGATCAATAGAAAAAGAAATTTTATCACAAATATCTGGCGTTGGACTTATTTTAAATAAGTCATCTAATACCATTAATTCTTTTTCAATAAACTCAAGAATCTTTATTTCATCATAATGCAATAAAAAACTCGAAATACCACTTTTTATACTCGATATTCCATTAATAAATTTATTCTTAACATCATTTTTAACATTATAATTCTCAGCCCTTTCTTTAGAAATATCAAGCTGCCGAAATATTTTTTCCTTATATTTTTTATAATCTTCAACTTTCTTTCTAATAACTTCTTGTTCACTCATAATAATCCCCAAAAAATCCTCTCAAAATCTTATAAAAAACTACAAAACCAAATCTAGTCAAAGAGACCTATCAAGCCTCTTCCTTCTTATCTTTTTCAGCCGAATTTTTATCATCTTTAGCAGGTTCATCTTTTTTAGAATTACCCAATGCCCCATTCGCATGATCCATCGCTTTCATAACGACTGCACTGACATTGGTCGGGAAGTCTTTAAACTTCTCACCAGCAACATCAATCATGCCTGCATCTTTACCAAAGTAATCAGGCACAAGGTCTTTATGAATCTGTTTACGGTCATCAGGTTCTAATTGGTTAATGAAAGGTCGTAACGAGCTTAGTTTGAGCTTCATGCTTTCACTGTGACGCCAGTGAATATATGCTCTGTACGCAATACGACTGGTGTAAATAACAGTAGAAAATAACAAGAATGAAAGAACCAATCTAAAGCCAAGATAGATTTTTGCATATTCTGCTGTTTGCTTTAATGCTTTTAATTTTTCTAAATTAGTTTCTGCAACATATGTTTTATAGTACCCATCTAAACCCGACCAAGCCAAGCAGATGGAAACAACAATAATTACTATACTAAGTATGGTTGCTCCCCAATACGTACGCTTTTCTGAAGTAGCTTTCTCAGCATAATGCTTTGAAATTTCCTTTTCGGTTTCATGATTAACAATACTTTTATAAGCTTCTAGATCACCTACTAATCCAACAAGTTCAGTCTTACTATTGACTAAATCAGTTTTGATTTGGTCAATTTGCTCAACAATATTTTGTTTTGTACTTGCTTGTAAATCACTAATTTCTTGCTGTAATTTAGCTAAAATATCAGATGTTTTTTTGTTGGTATTATCATAGAGCTTTTCTAAATATTCAGTTGCCTCTTTACTAGATTTATCACTAATTTCTTCTAAATTTTTGTCGTTAATTGACAACGATTCATTAATCTTATTAATTGTTAAAGTTTCTAATCGATCCATCAAATTTTTTAAAGTTG